AAGTTTAGTCCAAGCAAAGTCAACAGCGTTAGCGCCAGTACCGTTAAGGTCAGTGTATGAAGCATCATCGCGGTAAAAATCTGCAGTAAACGAAGCATTAACTGTACCTGGAACGTTACCTTCGAACAAAGTGTCCAAAGAAGGCGTAGGAACAGTGTTACCTGTTGACTGTGCGGTTACAGAAATTACGAAAGGTGTAATGTCGTAAGCCAAAGCTAATTCAGCAGCGGTGATGTTTGGTTGTGCCTGTGACGAGTTCCAAGTGTTGCTGTAACCCGAAATAGCCGAACCAAATGATGTGACTGGAATAAATCCAATCCACGTATTATTATTCGGAATAATTCTTGCCATGGTGGTAGGCCTCCTAAGCCAATCGTACGATTAAATACCGGTATATCCGATACTACTACAACTTTACGAAAAACTGTTCCTCGAACAAACAAATCCTACAGAGTCAAAACATTGCCAATAAGGTGGGTTAACTGTATCAACACGAGTAACAGAACCAAGATTTTGCCACTGAATAGCAGTAATCTTAAAAACCTCTACACTGCCAAACGTAGAATGCAAAAGATTATTAGGCCCACCATCAACAGCAATACGAGTTTTATTGGCAATCCAATCAACCTGCTTGCGCGAACCACCAAAATGGCGCAAATTAAAGTTAACAGTCCAATCCAAATTACCGTCAAGATCGTTAATCATCACATTAGAGCCAGTAGAAACCAACACGGTATACGGCGCAAAAACACTCTGGTTAGGCTGCCCTTTAAGCCAACCACCATCAGTAGGCGCAACACCATCACCAATCAACTCGCCAGTAGATGTTAAAGCAGCAATAATTGAGTCAGTTAAAGCACCATGGTCAATCATCGTAAAGCCCCCTTAGCGACCTGAGAGCCCCTATTAGCCAATTCCTTAGCAATACTATTAGCATGCTCAGAAATGGCCTTAGAATCGACTCTAGCGCCCGCATTAGGCTTAAATGTCACAGCAGTACCAGTAGACGTATTGTGAACAACAGCAGACACATTAGCCATAGGCTTAGCTTTAACAATCTCCTGTGCACTATTATGCAAAGATTGTGGAATTTTTTGTGCTTCCAATTGCATCTTTTTTAACTGATCAGTAACATTCTTAAACGTCATACATACCACTCCGACGGAATATTAGTATCAGGAGTCCAACCTTCCCAACGCTGAACGCCAGTAACACTCAACTGACGAACAGCCTCAAACTGACCAGCAGCCTGAACATCCATAATACGAAAAGCCCTACCAACCATCAAAACATCAGGATGAGAAGTAACCACAACAACATCATTAACCTGAGGAGTAGTAGGCTGACCAGACTCATCAAGTAAAGGAATAGACACAGCGCCACTAGAAAAATATTGAGGTTCTTCACCCAACTGATACTGAACAGGCCCAGCGACAGTAGTAACTCTAGCTTTACCGGAATAAACAGTAGACAAAACAGTAGCTGTAGCATCACCAGTCGAAGTATTTAAAGATGGTTGACCTGGGCGGTCAATACGCACAGTAGCAATCATATTCATCTCGGCATAACGCTGAGAATACCTGCGTACAAGACTTGTATTAATCTTGTACATAACTAGCCGCCAATTCGAGTTTTTGTATACCTTTTACCAGACTTATATTCATTTTCAACAAATTTAGCGCCAGTACTATCAAGTTTAAAGTTTTTAGCATCATGAAGGCCAATTAAATTTTGTTTTTTCTTTAATTCAGGCAAAGAAGTCAAAAAATATTTATTACGTCGCAAAATAAGACTTTTACCTTTTGGGTGAATTTCAGTTTTAGTAGGCGCTAACGTCTTTTTTTCATTACCTTCATGTACATCAACCCAAACAGCCTGACCTCTAACTTTAGGATCACGCCAACCTTTTTCAATCTCTCGCTGAGCTTTACTAATCAAATAATCTTTTTCCATAATTAACCCCAAACAATCGGTTCGTTTTGAACATCAGACTTCCACCAGTCAGTCGAACGACCAGGATGGAAATCTCCATAATTTTGGCGACCAGCCAAATAATTATCATTAAAGCCAATACCAAACACAAGAGGCTTAATCTCAGGATCCCAATCAATGCTAAGAATATTATTAGCAGTAGCAGGGTCAAACCAACCATACAACGCCTTGTACTGGTCACGCAAAGACGAAGCAAGATTGTTATAACGCTCCTGCAACTCGCTTAACTGAACAGAAACACCATCAGCAGAAACACTTACCTCACGAGCAAAACGACCAGAAATGACCTCGGCAGCCACAGCAGCCACATAAAGAGGCGCATTGTAATCTAACTCCCACTGATCTAAAAGAAACTGTACTTCCTCATCCGTTAACAACGGAAAAGAAGAATCAGTATCACCCACATAAAAGCGAACACTGTCCTTATCTGAAGAACCCGGATTACCGCTATACGTCCATGACATAGGACAATCCTAACCTAAATTGCTAAAAAATTATTTTGACCTACGAAGTTTATCGCCAGTTTTAAGACGAGTTTCGCGTAAAGAATCCCCAGCCTTGTATTTAGCCTCACGCATAGAATCGCCAGCCTTATACTTAGCTTCACGCATAGCATCTTTAGCGCCATAGTAAGCACTACGAACACCTTCAGAACTCATACTTTTTTCAACAATGTCTCCACGCTTTTTAGCATTTATATGAGCACGACGGGCGCCAAAACCAGTACCAGCTAAGGCAGCGCCACCAACAGCCAGCTTTGCTTTAGGACTTAAACTAGGTCCAATATGTTCAAGACCACCTGCCTTGCGCGAAGCATGGGCAAGAACACCCGCTGCGCCAGCCGTACCTGCAAGACCTCCGTACACTGCTTGCGAGCCATAAGTACGACCAGCAACAGCGGCCTTACGTCCCTTACGCGCCTGAGAAGCATTGTAACCAGGACCAGCAACAGTACTTGCAATAGGTATTGCACCCATAGCAGTTGCAGTATTAGCATCCTTTTCTACGCCCTCTAATTCAACCAGAGCATAAACGTTACCATATTCGTCAACAACTAAGTCATCTTCGTAAACATCGTCAAGCACAGCATCAGCAATATCATTAAAACCGCGCTGAGCCTTGCGTACTAAATAATCTTGCTCATTACTCATAATAAATTCCTAACTTAGTTTTACCAGGCGGGCTTGTTTGCTTCGCCGCCACGGATTTGAACTGGACGTCGAGATCTTAAAAGAGCTTCTCGCTTTTCAGAAAGAGACGCTTGGCTTTCCCTAACCGTGGTGCCAGGATTAATAGTAGAGCGCTGTAAGCCAATTTTGCCACGATTTGCTACGTTTTTTTCGCCAGACAAAAGACGGTAATGGTCTTTTGTGTTTCTTCCAGAATCAATAATCGTATTAAGGTGACTACGCTCTCCGCCAGCGCTAAGCCCTGCTGATGCACGCTTGCCAGCATTATTAGCACCCATTCTGAACTGCATGGGACCATTTTGCCTGAATGCATTAGCGCCCTTGCCTTCACGAATAGCTTGGCGAGCCACAGATGGCAAACCTTTTTCAACATCATCATCTTTACGAATATGCAAAGCAGTCTGCTTATCATTATCGTCACGACTCTTCTGCTTAATGCAAGTAGCACAAGAACCATTATCGCAATAACGTTGACCAGCAGAAATACTACCTACGTGCGTAGGAGCCAAATCAAAAGACTTAGCAAACTCTTCCAAATCACGGTAAGCCTTAGCAACCATAAACGATTTTTCCATTTTAATAACCACGCTTTACTCTAGAAATTTTATCTTCAACTTTAGACCCAGCACACATTATGACTCCTGAATCCAACGAGCCGCAATCCACGACTCAAGACGCAACCAACTATTAGCCTCAGGCACAACATCACCCGGAGCATAAGTATTAGCGCCAACAACCATAGTCTTGACAGCCTTATACACAATAGCCTTAGTAGTATCAGCTACGATTGCATTACGAGTAGCAACCCGCTGAACCTCTTTATTAGCCACTGAAACATCCTGCTGAGATATAGAACTAGCACGAGAAGTAGTAGAAGTGGCTTTCTTAATCGACGTCTGCACTTTGCCATTAGCAGCTTTAGCCACAGTCATAATTCCTACTTAGGTGTAGTAGTAAAAATATTTGAATAAGTGCCAGTAACACTATTAATAACTGCAGCAACCTGAAAATCGTAACTAACACCAGAAGTCAAACCAGTAACAGTTGCAGTAACTGCAGTAGAAGTACCATCAGAAAAAGTAGTAAACGATCCTGCAGCAGTAGAACCAACAGCAGACGTACGATACTGAACAACATAATCTGTTAGCAATGCAGGAGCATTAACAGGAGCATACCAATTCAAAACCACAGCGCCAGCAGCCTGACCAGTAACAGTACCAGTCAAAGCATAAGGAATATTATCCTTAGCATAATCGCGAAGAACTTGAGGATTCAAATATGTAGGATGTGGAGTGTACTTTACAGAATTATTAGACGAAGTATCAGTCATAACAGTAGAGTTTAAAATACCATTACTAAAAGTACCATCTGCAGATTGCTGGCGAGCAGTACTAAGGCGAGCGGCGGATGGCCCAGGAACAGGAACCACCCACCGCTTCGCAATAATAGACTGCAACGTCTTCATACTAAGCACTTCAGCATCAGTAAGAACATATCCCTTAGCACGAGCCACACCATTAATGGTAAGAGCCTTAGCTAAGCGAAGAACAGTTGCAGGACGGTACATGATTATGCAACCACGCTTGTGAAGAATGCACCAAGGTCAGTAGCAACAGTCTTCATATCGTAAGTCATTTCTGCTTCGATACGATCTGATGCAATGTGTTCCATACGGAAACGCTTGATCTTGATACCCTCAGAATTACCACCAAGGTAGCCATTCCAAGTGAAGGTGTAACCAGCTGATGGAGTCATCAAGCTAGGTGCTGAAGGCGCGTAGCACAACAGAGCAGACTTAGAATCATTGATGAAGCTGTATGAAGCAGCAGCATCCTGAGTCTTAGCATCTGGAATCTGTGGACCAGTTGACTGTGAAGCGTACGATGTGTACAGTTCGTTAACGCCAAACATTGTAGCAATCAAGTCTTCAGTCACGATACCGCGCTGAGTGTACTTGATACGGTCAATGATATCTGGATGCTGCTTTAGGGCAGTCATAACATCGGCACCAAGAACCATGATGTTTGGAGCAAAACCGGTGTTCTTGCGGAAAGAAATAACCGCACGAGCAACGTCGCCAATTGGGTCTGAGCCAGCATCTGACCACTTAGCGGCAGGAGCAGTGAAACCATTAGCGTTAGCAGAAGCACCAACAGTAAGGTCATTGTCCCAAATACCAGTGGTGAAGTACTTAGCAGCCCAGTCAACGTCACGCTTCAACAAAAGTTGGTTTGTGATGAATTCGGTGCTGTCACGGTCTAGTACGAAGTTGCTATCAGCATTGGCGCGTAACTGATCGTCAATGTCCTTGTGCACGGCGTAGACGTGAGCAAAGTACTGGTCGGTGGTTGTGTTCCAACCAACGCCTGGAGACTCTGTAGAAGGCGCACGGCGAGCAACGTCAGTACGACGCCAATCGCTCTTGCTGTACTTCCAATAAAGGTCTGATTGCTTTTTGACCGGTACTTTAGGAAATACCTTGTCAGCAATGTATGCATCTGCAGACTGCATGTAGGCAATCGACACATTGGTCAACGGCACATTTACATGCAGATCGGACTGGGATGGACTTGGCATGAGTTAGTCTCCTATTTCTATCGTGCGGCCAGAAGCACGGGGATAAGTTCGCCAACAGTTGAAGAAGCAGCAAGAGCTACACCGCCAACCACACCACTAGAGTATGTTGTTGCACGACCGAGTGAATCTGCAGTTACTTTTGTACCTGCAGTGATTGAAGCATCGCCTGAAACAACAAACGAGACACCGATGAAGCCAACCTGAGCAGCAGCGCCAGTAACCTGTGGCTTGTTCTGAAGAACACCAATGCTGTAATCAGATGAAGCAGTACAAAGACCAGCAGTCTTAGAACCAGTAATCTTAACAAAGCGGTACTGGAAGCCAGCAGTGCTGATGTTACGAGTTACAGTGATACCTGCACCAGACTGCGTAACACCAGGGGCAGCGTTAGCAACAGTAAAAGTAGTTGCCGAAGCAATACCTGTAATAGTGAAAGTGCCATTATTTGCTGCAGCAGTAGCACCAGTAACAACAATCGTGTCACCAAAAGAAAAACCATGAGGTGTCGGAGTGGTGAAAGTGTTCACTGACGATGCGTAAGAAATAGTAGCAGTCAAAGACTTGCTAGATGGGAATCCACCAAGACCAACGTTAGATACACCGGTGTAACCAGCAATCGAAGCATCAGCCGCGAGGGAAATGGATTTAAGGGACTCTTCGTAAGCCATGACTTATCGTCCTTCTGCTAAGTAAGCGTCATATGCGCTTGGGTTTGATTCAAACATTGCAGTAAACGCCTGCTCGTAAGACACATCAGCCTTACCAACAAATTCACTAGCAAGACCATTAACTGTGTCAAGAACAGAAACATTGTCTGTATCTCCAACATAGCCGATTTCGTTGTACAACGCATCACCGATAGCGGAGAAAAGTTCATCAACAAGTTCTAGCTCTTCATCAGTCAAAGCCTCAGCAATTGACTTCAAAATAGGGCCGAATACTTCTGGTGCAACAGGAAGATTGTATTCCGCTGCTTTAGAGATGAAAGCATCTTCGATACGGGCATCTTCGATTGCAGCAGCATATTCGTATGCTTCAGCAGCCTGAGCCTTTGCGATTTCAACTTCATCCATTGCTTTAGCAATGATTTCTTCGCGATCACGCTCGGTGACCGCCTTACTTAGTTCTTCAAGAACCGAGTCACCTAGACTCATATGATCACTCATTTCTGCCTTTGATAAGGCGTATCCAGCAGCGCCACCGCCGGTAGCAGCTAAGGCAAGACTTTTGCCCGGATTTTCTTTCATCCAACCAGTCGTCCTTTTCGTGCCACGAGCAAGAGACTGACCAGCTTCAGAAGTCATAGCACCACGGTAACTAGTGCCAGCTTTTTCCGCACCGTTTACAAGGTGTGGAAGTACCTTTTGTCCAGCCTTAGATGCAGCAAATTTTTCTGCAAATCCGGTGAACATACCTTTTTCAACATCGTCATCAGAGTCAACTTCATCCTCGACGTAAACATACTCGTTGCCTTCAGCATCAAAAACAACATCACCATGCTCAAGAATTTCGGCAGGTACTTCTTCGCCAGTTTCATCAAACAAAGCAGGAGTTTCATCAACGCTGTCATCGTTTTTAGCAAACGCAATAAGACCATGCTGATTAGCAGGGCGGTCAACGACAGAGACTTCATCTATCTCAATGTCAAAAAGACGCTTCACATTTTGATTCATAGTATTCCAATCTTCTTACAGTTTTTGACTGCTCGCATTAGACTTAAGCATTTTTATGTCCAAGGCTGATTACGAGCACTAACCCCACGCTTGTACGAACCAGCACTAATAGCACCAGCAGCCAATGTGGCAGCAGTAAGGCCTAACCCGCGCTTAGTCAGACCAGGCTTAAGTTTGACACCCAAACCATGTTCTGCACGACTAGCAGAATCCAAACCACTAACTTTATAATTACGTGCAGCCTCACGACCCAACACAACACCAGAACCCGCAGCGGCGCCCGAATAAAGACCTAGACGACGTTGACGGTCAGCCTCAGGATCAAAACGACGATAAGCTTTTTTAACTGGAGTTTTTAATTTATGTGCTTTATTAGCCTCATTAGCAGCAATTGCCAAAAAACCACTGCCAGCTGCAACACCTAAATTACGCCCACGAGCAATTTTTTTTGCATAATAATCTGAGCCCAAAGACGATGCAGTTTTGCTAGCAGAAGTTTTATTAGCAGCGTTATATAAAAGAGCAGATCCACCTACACCTGCTATAGCAGCATTAGTTTTATGTTCTCTTCTTTCAGCAGCTTTGGATTTTTCAACTGGAGTTCCCGCAGCTTCTAACTTCTTTTTATTTTTACGATTTTGAATCATAACTAAAGAATTAGCGCCAACAGCTTTATTAACTTTTTTGTTGTTGTAAACGCGTTCAGCTCCAGCAGCTCCAATTAAAGCAGCGCCACCAAGAGCGTACTTGTTACGCCCTGACTTAAGTTTCTGAGCAATACCCTCCATTTTTTTAGACTTGTCATACTCACGGCTTGCTTGCTCGGCGTGAGATTGTGCCCAACCCATGTGTCTTAAAGTTTCTGGGTCATGAACAAATCCAACAGAGCCAGCAGCAGTGTGGTGTATGCTAGGTTTAATTACACCATTAGCCACCGATTTATTGTATTGTTTTGCTGCATCCCTTAATTTTTTTGATTCTTGATTTTTGTAATCAAGAAATCTTTCGCCATATTTTTCAGCAGACGCAGTAGCACGCTTAGCCTTAGTATTCATTTTTCCAGCTTGATACAAACCTGCACCGCCAACACCAGCGGCAACCGCACCAGTAGCGTCCAAAGCCTTACCACGGTCAGCTTTATTAACCGCTTTTTTACCCTCAGCATAAGAGCCTAAAGCAGACACGGTACCAAGACCTGTTGCCCCAGCAATAGCCCATTTATTTTTACCAGCAAAATGTTTAGCATCTTTACCATGTTGCGCTAAAGACTTTGGCTGAGCCATTAAACCATTTGCACGCATCATTTTTTTATACTCACGACTAGTTTTAGTTAAACCTTTTACGCCATCGCGTTTAGGTTTTTCTGCGCGTGCTTCGCGAAGTCCGTATGCTTCATAAGCATTTTCTAAACCGCGATCACCAAAAGCATGCCCAAAATAACCACCCATAGCAGCGCCATAAACCCCGCCAGATGTAGCCATAGCAGCAGGCAACTTACTGTCCATTTTTTTACCATGACCATTACGGCTTACAGCACCCTCTGCCTTATGAATAGCAGTCTGACCAGATTTCATAGCACTTCCTTTAGGTTTCTTCAACAAATGATGCGCAGCACTCGCACCCACAACCATATTTGTGCCTTGTAAACCA